AGATTTTTAGTATTAACAACATTAACATAATTTTCTTTAACTTGTTTAACTAATCTTGATGAGAAATTTTTAGAAGGGTTGCTTATAAATTGCATGAATGGGTCGTTGTCTGATGTAATTTCCTTAATTAAATCTGAGATTATTTCATTAATTCTTTTATCAGTATTATATGGTTTACCAAATAAATCAACCTTTTTCTCCGTATAGATACCATCCCCAGTGCCAACAGTCATATCACCTTTAGTATAATTTCTTTCTAACATCCATTGTTGTCGTAGTGCATTATTATATTGAGTTGTCACTTCTTTATTTTTACTAACAACAGTATTAAAATAGTTTTGAGTTTCACCCACAAGCTTATCCATAAATGTTTCATAACTAATGCTACCCGTTTGTCCCGATTCACTAATATTATTTGTTATAATAGTACCAATAGTTGATTCATTACTTAATGCGTCATTAGGTTTAGCGTCATTAATTGTTGGTGGTGGAACGTTACTTAAAGCTGACGATTGTATAAAGTCTTTGTCAATGACTTTATAACTTAAATCTGTTGAATCCGCTCTATCATCATAAATTTCAGTGTTAGCATAATAATTAAACGTTAAAGCATTTTGTAGTTTATCTACGGATTCTTTTAATCCGCTACCACCAACAAAATTAAATGCCATTGTTACTTTTGCAATCATAGGTTGAATACCAATACCTTCAGGATTAATGTCTAAATTTTCATATGCAAGACTTAAACTTGTTGGTATAATCTTAGTGTTATAAAAATCACCAACCCTTAATACTAGTACTGGTGGCGCCCCAAAAGCCGTATTGGTAGCATTATTATATTCTAAGATTGGTTTACCCCCTGAGTCATCACCTTTAACTACGGGTATTGTATCACCAGGTCTCATACATTGTTGTAAAAAAGTTAACCTTGTATTAAGACCTTCAGGTGTTGTTGAATGAAATGCCGGTTGAAAAAATTTTAATTTATCTTTAAGATTGTCATAAACCATAGGAGTTTCTTCTTTCATAACTTCAAAATAATCACATTCAGATAGTAATGCTCTTAACACTCTTTTACTAATATTATCTTTTTGAACTGGAACATTTTCCACACTATTAACCTTTTCTGTTGTTGTTACAACATTACCGGTAACAACTGTTCTTGTTTCTCTTGGATTCTCAACAATTATTGGAGGAGCAGGTGGAGGAGCGGTTAGAGTTGAACTTATATCAGCAATAAATGCTCTCCGACAAGCCATGGCATTTGATGTAAAAACTGCGGTTGATGACATTGTGTCTCCACCCGCAGCATTTAGATTTGTATCAGTACAGTTTACAGAATTTCCAGGTGAAAATGGTAAAGTGTATGGTGCAACATTGGTGCTTGAGACCATTGGGGTTGAGCTTGTTACTTCACCACTTGCGGTTCCAGCGACCACCATTAATCTTCTTTGTGTAATATAATCTTTTGTTGCCGGATTTTCTGCAAAAAATTTAATAACTGAATTAATTCTTCTAACCGATAACTCATCATTATAACCAACAGTTGCAGGAGCGGAACAACTTGAATTAATTCTAATTGTTACTGTACCAGCCTCACTATTTTTAATTTGTTCGGCAACATCAATTGCCATTTGTTTAGCAATTTCATAGTTTGGTGTTACCATTGTATCAAAAGTTTGGGTTAACTGAGCTCCGTTTGATTTACTCGCATATAAATTTTTGTTTGTTGCACTTGTGTATCTATTGTATTCTTCGGTATAATTTGGTGAGGTATCTGGTTTAGGAAAATCATTACCAAAATAAAACCCGATTTGATTATATTTGTTCATAAAATATTCGGTATTACCAATAATTGGAGTACTAGCACTAGTTGCACCACCACCATTACTACTGGCAATTGGACTCTCTACAGTAATTGTACTAACAACATATTCCATCTGTTCTTTTGTAATTTCTTTAGATGTAATTGCTTGTTGCATTTGAAATAAATCATTTGGATTTATTGTTGCATATTTTTTAGCCAATTCATATAAATCGTATTTTCTACATCCAGCAAAGAATGAATCCAAAATACTATCAATTCTTGTTTTGTTGGTTTCGTTGGCCATAACTTTATTAACAATAATGTTTAACACAGATGGGTGGTCAACAACAATATCCCAAGTTAAACTACCAGTTCTACTTGTATTTTTGTAAGTATAAATTGGTTCAGGTCTTCCAATAAAATCATTTGATTGCCAACTTGCTTGAACTGACTCACTAAATACTAAATTATATGGTGGAAACCACATAACTCTACCTCCATTAGGCCCTCGTTCACATACCGCCAAGTCAGAAACCGCAAGACCTGGACTGTTTGATGTTGCCCACGCCAAGTTCTCTAATGAGAACATATATTTTTTAGCATAAGCATTATTTAGTGAACCAATAATATTTGTTGAGTCTTTACCCCCTTCTTGTTTGTTAGGTGCAATGTTAAGATTATATGTCTTATCTAACACAGAATAAGAAAATCGTCTTCCTTCAGTTGTAATACCGTCTGTTTTTTGAAGGTCATTATACTGAAGGTATGGAGTATCTTTTGTAAATACTCTACAATATTCAGTTCCAACTTCTTGTCCAATTGCTCCAACATATGATAAAACTCTTGAACCTTTAGTCATTTCTTTATATCCATCATTGAATACTTTACTAACTTGGTCAATCGCATTACCAGCATGTTGTAATCTTTTACCACCTTTTGGTTGGCTATCAATAATTCTTTGTGTCTTATCAAGTATAGAACCTTCTTTAAAAGTCCTTTCAGTTGATTGGGTTGAATTATAAGATGATGGTTTAAAATCAGAATCTTGATTTGTTACTTCTCCTCCAACACCAACATGTTTACCCGCATTATCTTTATATTTTGGTGACACCCAAGTAAATCCACCTTCAATACCTCCTCCATTACTATATGTTGGTCCGTTAGCACCTAAACGAATTTCGTTACTTGGACCTTCATACAATTGAGCTAACTCAGATGGGCCATAAACAGGGTCTTGTTGTTCATTACCAAATGCATCATTTGGTAGTGCCCCTGATGGTGAAAATACTCTTGATGGGTCTGAAGATGTACTTCCAACATAAAAATTTGAAGTGTTTGTACTAGTTCCAACGAGTGCACCACCTAAAGTATCTAATAAACTCTTATCATAATTTGGTTTAAACTTATTAAAATTAAGGTTTTTCCATAAAATAGATTTTTGACCTGCACCTGTATTGTTGTAAAATATTTGAGTTCCTGTTTTATTTGCACCTAATAAGTTACTAACAAAATTACCTACCGCAGCAATTGGATTTGCTAACAAAGATTGAGCTATTGTTGTTGGTTGCGGTGGATTTATACTAGTGTCAAAATAAGAACCCGGTATTATTGAAAATGGTGCAGTAACTCCACCAAGACTAACCGCAAAATTTGCAGCAACCGCTAATGGATTTGACGATACGGTAATTGTATAGTTTGGTTCTATTAAGGGTATTTGACCACTTAAAATATTAACAAGGTTACTACCACTATTAATATTTAATATGTTAGCATGTCCAAGAGTTTGTCTTAATAGTTCTCGACCAATACGGTCTTCAAATTCTTTTTTTAAAGTTTTTGCCCCTAATCTAGCAATAAATGAGTCATCGCTCAATAAACCATTACTACCTTGTGGGTCATTATCTAATAAGATTGAGAGTGGTCGATAGGACGAAGGAACAAATTTAAAATAAGGTTGTCCATTTGATTGTCTTTGGTCAGGTAAAAAAGTGTTTAAGGCTGTTATTGCCTCTCCAGCGTCAAAATTATTATTACTTGAGTACCCATTTAACGGTCTCCATATTTGAGTTGCGGCAAATCCGGAATCAACAATATGAGCATCTTGTTGTCCTGGCCCATATTCTCCTTGATTTGAAAGGGTATTTAAATTTCCACTAACATCGGGAGCTTGGTGATATCCTCCTTCAGCTCCCCACTTGTTAAGTGGATAACTTGAATTGGCAAAGTATGGGGTATCAATTAAATAATCGGGACTATCAACAACAGAATAATTTGATTGAATAACCTCAAAATTAATAGGTGGGGTGGCAGGACTAGGTGATTTAGCGTATGGAGCTAAATTTCTAGGAATTAATTTTTGTCTAAATCCCTCACTATTTACAAAATCTAACGGGCTACCCATCAATATCTTTATTATATAAATAGGTTAGTTTGTATTTTTTAATTGTTAATTAAATGTTTTCTCGTTAGTATGATAAAACTCCAGACCCTTTATTTTCCGAAGAATTTTGTTTTGTAAGGTTAACAACATATTGTTTAAATTTATCGTTATTGAATATATCATTTAATTGTTGTTGAGTTAAAGTTGTTCCTGGTGGTGTTTGAATTGTGATTTTAAATTCTCCAAAATCAACTTTACTATTGGTATTTAAATTTTGACTACTTGAACCTTTATTATTTAAATTTTCCTGAATTTGTTTTGTTTTATTTCCGAATACATCTGAAAGCCCTAATGTTTTATCGTCTATCGTTTTGTTGGGTTCTTTGTCTTTGATTTTTGTTTTAGCTTTATCAGCTTCGCTTAGTGGAGTCCCTGTTGCGGTTAAAATCTCAGAAGCAAACTTTTTAAATTCTTTTTCAATACCACTGCTACCTGTTACTTTTTTATTTGCATCAGAAAGAATATTTTTAAAAGCTTCAATTCCTTTTTCACCTAAACTATTTGCATCATTTACTATAGTACTTTGGAGGGTTTCTAATTGTTTTGCAAATTCATCGTTAGTTAGTTTACCTGCGTCTTTTGCAATAAATAATCCACTCATTTTATCTACTGCTTTATTAATTTTGTCAGTTATTGCCTCACTTTCAGGAACATTTTTATCGACAGAATTTGCAAGGGCATTTGTTATTCTTTCCGCTCCAACAATATTACCTCGTACAACGGATGCGCCGGCAACACCATAAGTTCCTTTGGCGGCAGTTCCTTCAATTGCTGCCTGAATATTTTCTAATACATCCAACTGACTTATTTGAATTTCTTCTAAGGTCTTAGGTTTTTCATCTTGTTGTTTTCTTAAAGCTTTAAGTTCTTCATTTGTAATTTCACTTAACTTAATTTTATCAACTTCTCCCGTCTTATCATTTTTAAGTTGTACAATGTATTCTCCACCCTCTCCCATTGTTGCCATATTTGCCAACAATTCTTTATCTTCAGGTTTGTCAAAATTTAAAGCTGGATTAATGAACGAAAGTCTTTTATCTAAATCTACAGCGGCCAAAGCACTTTTTGCTAAATTATCATAAGAAATTCCAGTTTCTGTTGCCATTTCCCTCAAAGTTAACATTCCTTGTGGGTTTATTTTAAATGATTTTGTTTTTTCATCAAATTGAACAAACTGTTTTGTTGCCTTAATTAAACTATCTTGTAATGCTCCTGGGTCATTGATTGCATCATTCATTAATGCAAATGGGTCACCTAATTGACCAACAGCAAGACCTAACCTTTGGAGTCCTGCCGCCATATTAATTGCCTGTTCAGGGTTCATTACTTTTTCTGCGAAACTAAAGGTATCTGACATATCAAACCGTAACATTGACGCTTGTGCCGCCATTTTAGCCAACCCAACAACACCATCTGCAAAATTGTATTTATTCATGTTCTTCATGTTAGTATTAACATCGCCCATAACATCTTTCGCATTTAAACCAAGACTTTGAATATATTGAATAGAACCTTCTAAATTAACACCAATTTGAGAAGTTTCATACCCAACTTCCGCAAAATTATTAACTAAAGTTTCTGTGCTAGTTCCTAATACACTAGATGCCGCAAATAATTTTTTAACTTGTTCTTCAGTTGCAATAACATTTCGTCTTGCCCCTGCGGCAATATCTTGCATAGTTGTACCAACATCAGTTATTGAACCACCTAAACGAATAACTCCTGCAGCAGATTTTGAAACGGCATCGGCCATTTCATCCATTCTGGTTCTACCTTCTAAAAATGCTTGATTAAGGATGTCAGCCTGCTTATACATGCCGCCTATGGCATCAATAATTTTTTCAATTGGAGAACCTAAACTTTCAATACTTTTTTTAACTTGCTCTATAGAACCTTCATTTCCTTCTGACATCTATTTTTGTTATTATATTTTTTTTTAGTTTACGTGTGAACTAACAAACCAACAAAGATTGGTTTATTTCTTAAATATAAATAGATTAAAAAATTTTTTTTAAGTTTTTTGGTTATCTTCTATCCACTTATCTAGTAAGTATTTTCTCACAAACAAGGGCATTCTTTCAAAATCTTGATAAGAAATTTTCATTAGTGTTGTTAAATAATAAAATTCGTCGATTTGAACTTTTCTATAATCAGAAGAAAGGGAGAAAAAAGTCAACCCCAAAACCAACATTCACTGTTAGCTTTTCTCCTGACGGGGCTATAATTGTTTTAGTCATATCTAATCTTGGTTCATTTTCATTCATAAATTTTCTTATGAACTTTGAGTCTGAAATTGGCATCGACTCAACAAACTTTGCAATTGATGCTTTATCGGTTGACCCGTCAACTTCAATAATTTCTTTTTGCATTCTCCAAGTTACCTTTGGAACAACCCTACCTTGAGGATATGTTTCTGCTAATTTACCAATCTCAATAATTTCACCATAACTTAATGGTTTAAGTTTAATTGTAGATTGTGATTTTGGTAAAAGCGTTGTAAATGAACCATCCTCATTTGGTTGTTGACCATTAATAATATTTAATTGGTCTAATAATACGTTTGATTTAAATGGTTTTTTAGTGACAGGGTCAGTAACATTTAATGTTATTTCAGGCCCAAATCCTGTATTTCTTAAAAATATTAGGATTGCTTCAACATCACCTTCAAGTAATTCCTCAACTTTAATATCAGGTTCGTAAATTTTTGCTCGTAATAAAGTCATCGTTAAATCATTTGCGCCACCCATTAAAATGTTTTCGTCTGAGGCGGTAAGATAACCAACTTTAATTGATTTTTTTTTATTTTTATAAAAAATTCCTTGTGAAGGTAATTGTACCACATCATGTGGTAATGTGAAGTTTTCTTGACCGTAGTCCATTGATTGAGTATCCATATAAAAAATTAACCGTAAAGTTTATTGTCTTTACGGTTAAATATAATTAGATTTTTTTAATTATAAACATAATTCTTATTTAATTATGATTTATAGTAAATGAATAGAAGTATTGTATTATTAATAAACCAACACACATCTATCCATTCTTAAAGAAGCGGTAATTTCGGCTAAAGCATCTTGACTATAAGATAAAGTTCCAAAATTTACATCGGTTAAGAATGTCCCATAAAGAATCCATTTTTCAACAACAACTCCTGTTGGGTCCAACATTTCAAGGTCAATGTCTTTTTTGTATCCCGCAGCATAACCCATACGACCTGTCACGGATTCAGCGTGTAAACGAACCCACTCCATAAGTGCTTGAG